GATGCTAAGCCCACTACCTTTATCTACCCTTTTCCATCTCTTCTTTTTGTTTTGCTAGGAATGCTAGAAGCATGTCGACATACACATCACGTTCATATGGCATCATATCTTCAAGCTCAGTAATAGAATAATTATGATGCTGAGCCATAGCGAACAGAGTTGTATAATAATTCGCTAATGAATTATGACTCAGCGCCAGGTAAAAAAATCATTAAGTGTCGTCAGTTCAATTGTACGGGCATCCCCATTAGAGTTTACATATTCGAGCTTATGATAAAGCTGTGGAAGCGAGTCAAAGAACTCGCGGATCTTATTAAACGTTTCAATATCAAGACTATCGATGAATTCTGATAGCTCTTCGATAGTCTGCTCTGATGCAAGATATACTTCGTCTGCATCAAAGACCTGATCAATACAGGATCTTACGAGATACTCTACAAGATCAGTTGCTGAGACTTCTTCAGGAACACCTTCTAGAACAGTGACTGATGGAAACTTCATTACAATGCCGACTTCATCGGTGACCATAATCTTGTTATTGGTTGGCTTGTCCTGCAGCATTTCTACAGTGTCCAAATCAATTTCAAACTCATAAACTTTGTTATCGTCATTATCACGATAAGACACTTCGATGATATTGCTGACAGAACGTGCGCGAAGCTTCAAGAACATGTATTCAAGATCGAATGTAGTCAGAGTATCTGTATCAAATGTAGGATCTACAATACAGTTCTGCAGCACTTGTTTAATAGCAAGCACGATGTCCTTTTCTGTTCCTGACTGTTGAGCTGTAAGAAGAATCTTCTCTTCTTTCACAACAAAAGGACGAGCCTTGATACTCGTATCAAGGGAAGGTACTTTCAAGTCAAATAGTGGTTTGTCAATTTTAGGTAAAGCCATGATTATTCACTCCTATGTGTAATCTAATGTTGATGTAAACGATGAATTTTCTGAGTAGAAGTCAGCTGCTTCTGCAAACTCTCTTGCTGCTTCGTCTTGTGATATATCAGCTGGACCAGTTATGGCTGCTGCTATACTTGGATTAAATGTAGTGCCATGTCTAGGGTAAGTCATTTGGAAGTCGGTATAGGAAAAGGGAACGGTGAGTCTAATCAACTCATCGTTGTTCTGCCACGAAAGGTCAACAGATGGAAGCGTCTTAGGGAAAGCATTAAATAGCCTTACGTTCATCACGTTGATACCCATGTCCGATACCTTCCTATTACCCTCATAGGCGCTGGCATTATACACACTGATTAGAATATCAGTACGATAGTTCTCTTTGTATCCTACTTCGAATGCACTACCAATTGTCTTTCCTCCAGGGCCCATAGTCTGGTTACCCTTTAGAGTGGATTGCCCCGTTGACCCTTGGAAGTTTACAATTGTGTTGAACCACTCGTAGAACAGCGCATGGAGAGAAGACTGACCGTCAAGAAGGAAAGTCAACGACACATCATCTAGTGTAACGTTGTGTGGCATTGCTTCAGAAGGACCATACCCAAGACGTGGCTGATCAATGGTAGTTAGATTGACTCCCGGGATCTGCGCAGCCTCACATCTTGCAGAGATAATTTTATCTTGTATGCCATAACGAGTTTGGAGTTTTTCGAGAGATTTAGGAACGTTGAAGAACGCAACAAACCGATTGTTCTGAAGAACACCACGTTGATTAATACTACCTTGAAACTCGCTAATATTCATCTTATCTTCCTACGGCCTGTTTGGTCTGAGACCATACTTGTGTCTTCGAAGCCTTGCTGAATCTTTCCAGTGGTAAGAATAGTGCAATGTCCCACTCAGAAGGGTAAACATACATAAACTTTGAATTCAATTGAGTAAACAAATACTGCTTAACACATGGCTGGATCCACTTCGATCTTGCAGCTCTATTTAGCAAGGCATAGGATCCCTGGATTCTTGTAGTCTCGTCGTATCGCTGATTAGTAGCAAGATCATATAGACTATCCATTAACTGGGCTCTCATACGATGTGGAAGGTAGTGAAGGTTGATACCCCAGAACCTGTCGCCCTCGACCCTAAAGGGGAAGATCATAGGAAAGCGGTCATAGTAGGGAAGTGTGTCTTTGAACTTTGGGTCGTACATAAACATGTACATGTGACCAGGTTTGATCCGACTGACCAGACGAGTCCTATCTCCAGCCAGCAATGTCTTTTCATTCACACGGCCGTAGCTCTTTGCGGCGTCTCTATACCAGGCACGAGCTTCGTCAGTCCTGGCAGGGATCTGTCCAGCTCGAACACCTTGTGTAATGATGGTATCAAATACAGTTGCCATTAAAACGTAATTCCTAGTTCTTTTTCGGTCATTATGATAAACTTCCAGCCTCTGTCCTCACAGTACTGAGTAGCTGCTCTCCACTTGGCCTCATTAACACCCCATGTCATAACTTCATTAATATAACGTCTGGTTGGCTTCTGGCCTTTTGAAATCTTCACTTCAGGAGGTCTTGTCTGTGCAAGAGGCTTTACCTCAATCAACACGGACTCGATTGCTCCACCACGGTTCTTCTTTTTCACGAAGAAGTCCACAAAGTATCTATGACGCTTTCCATCAATAGGAGACATATAAGGGATCACAACTTCTTCAGAAGACCATTCTAATACATCAGGATGTTCATCTAGATGCATCATTAGCTTGAGTTCCCATCGCGATCTATATACTATGTTGTTATAGTCACCTTTATATTTGCCGGGATTGCGAGCTTTAAAAACACCCCTGTACGCCATAACTATCTTACATCCACTATAAATAACCTTATACGTAAGTCTATAAGTATATTTATAACAAAAATAGGAAAGCAAAAATGGCTTTTAATGTCAACAAGTTTGTAAAGTCAGCAGGTAAGTCTATAGGAGGAAAGATCCTCGATAATGTTATTTCAGCTGCGACTTCAAAGCTTCCCATGGGTCTACTATCATCAGCAACTTCGACTGCCGAATCGCTCTTCAACGTAGGAGCTTCATTTGAATCCATCTCAGCTTTTTCTACTCAGAAGACGGACTCGATTGTCAATCAATCAGCTGAGATGTACTATGCTCTAGCAGGTAAGGACCCTGCTCGTGTCGCTGGTGCAGACCTCAAACTGCTTCGTAGATCAAGTACTCAGAGTTTGGGAGTACATCTTCAAGAAATTAACCCCACATCAAAGATAGCATCTAAGAAAAAATATGCTAGCGTTATTTTGGATGCGATAGTTTAATGGTTTCAGCAGCAATCATGAAGGATCTAAAATACTTTTGCACGCTGCGGCTGGCAAAGTATGAGAGGCCAAAGCCCTTTGGTAATCCTGAGTTTAAAACAGAACATCTGATTAGACTTCCACTGCCAGCTGAGCTGCGGGATGATACTTCTGTTGCCTATAATAACATCGATTTGGTATTAGTTGGAGATATTGCAAACGGTTCTCCTGGTGGCGGGATGGCTGCAGAGGGTCTTAGACAAGCTGGTAACTTAGCAAGCGGTATGGCCGGCATGGCAGCTGGGGCAGTTGGAGCAATGTCTGGTGGATTCCTAGGTCAGCTTGCAGGCAAAGCTGCTGGTGCAGTAAAAGATGCATTGCCGCCAGAGGCTATCTCATCAGCTATTCAACAAGCCGCGGGCGTTGCTCCCAACCCTAATCCTTCCGTTGCGTTTCAAGGGCCAATACTTCGCGAAATGTCGTTGACCTGGACCTTCATGCCAACAAGCGCAGAGGAAAGCGCTCAGATCAAAAGAATTATTCAAATACTAAAAATGCGAGCCCTCCCATCTAATACTATGTCTGGATCGGCATCTATTCTTGACTATCCTTACATATGCCAAATGAACTTCTTTCCATGGGATAACATGACATTTGGTAGCGCAAGCGAGTGGGGGTGGACAGAGAACTCGATTATTAAAATGAAAAGATGCTTTATGTCATCTGTCAACGTTAATTATTCTGCAGGGGCTTCGCCGGCTTTCTTCTCAGGGGATAATAGACCTGTCATTATTCAACTTTCTATTAACTTTAAAGAAATTGAATATTTGCTTTCGTCTGATTGGGGTGGAACTGATGGAACAGGAACTGAAGCTGAAATCACCGCACGAGTAGATAAAGGCGTTGGAACACTAAAAGATGGCTTCAACGATCCCCCTCCTGCCGAAACCAATGGTGATACGGAAAGTAATCCAACTGAAGGAACAGCTTCCACATGAACTACTTTGATAAGTTACCAACCATCACTTATAACGGTAATGTGGTCAAGAACCTTCTTGCACGTTCACGTCTGTCGGATGCTGTGAGAAACGCAAGGACTGCGTTCTATCCGTACACAATGGATACAAACGACCGTCTCGACCACGTGTCTGATCTCTACTACGACAATCCAGGCTACACATGGTTGATCTGGTTGACCAATAATACTATTGATCCTTATTATGATTTGCCGCTATCGGAAGATGATTTCAACGAGCATATGAAGTCTAAGTATGGATCCTTTGCCCTTGCTGCGCGTAAGATTAAGCTGTATAGAAACAACTGGTATGATAATACTAGTGTAGCAATTACTCCTGCTCAATTTGCTTCGTTGTCAAATGGTACACAGAAATACTATGAACCTGTTCTGAATAATGTATTAAATGTAGCCAAATATGTCAGAAAGAGACATGATGATACTGCTGCCACTAATAAGATCCAGTCTGCTGTAATTACATCTGTAGTAGGTACGTTCCGTGTTGGTGAAGAAGTACAGACAAATGGCACGAATTATGCTTTTGTCACATATGTAGGTACAGGTAGTATTACTGTCCAGCATGTTAATGGAACCCTATCGGGGACTATTACTGGACAAGAGTCTGGCGCCACTGCTACTATGGGAACTATTACTACACTAAGCACACCTATCCCAGCCACAGATGTTTCGTTCTGGTCTCCTGTAACTTTTCTTGAATATGAGCAAGAGCTAAATGAAGCCAAGAAGGTTATCAACCTACTAGATGTTCGCTATAAGGGCCAGGCAGAGAATGATCTCAGAAGGACTATGGCTACACGATGAGTTTTATTGAAGACATTTTCTCTGGTGTTGAAAAACAATTACTGGGCGCTCTTGGTAGTTTGCTCAAAGAGGGTCTTAATGTCAAGGGTATTGGCAACGACTTCCACCCTGGAGACGTTGAATTGATTGATATTATTTTACTATCAGAAGATCAACAAAGAACATATTCTCTTATTACTCAGTGTACATCTATTGAAATATACGAAAGCATTATGTCTCCGGTAATGTGGGCAGAGATTACTATTGCTGACTCTAGTGGTCTACTGCAGAACTTTCCTATTATTGGCGAAGAGTATATCAAGGTAGTATTCAAGACTCCTGGTAAGGGATCAACCCCTGTACAGTATTTGTTAAGAGTTAACGCCGTAAATAATAAGACATCGAACGAGTCCAATAAAAGAATCAGCTATACTTTACAGTGTGTATCAGCAGAGCTAATTACTAATGCAAAGACTCTTGTTAACCTCAAAGGAAGCGGCACTGCTGATTTTATTGTTGGTAGAATAATCGAAGATTTTATCAAGACGGAAAAGCCAGTAAATATATTCTTCTCGGACGGTATTCTTGACTGGCTGATTACTAGACACACTCCATTTGAAGCTATCGATATGATTAGACAGCGAGCTGTGTCTAACAGATACCAATCATCTTCTTATTGTTTTTATGAAAATAGAAAGGGATTCAACTTCATTACTATTGAACAGTTAATGGACTTGGGTCAGAAGGCTATTGAGGCTGGCAATAGTGATAAGCTATTCTTCTATGATGCATCTCGCAAGGACAACATCAAAGATGTGAACCTACGTAATATTATTGCATACAATCGTGTACAGTTTGCAGACTCTATTGGTAAGATCAAAGCTGGTGGAATGAACAACGAGGTTCAGCAATTTGATTTAATTACAGGGGACATCTCAAAGACTACATATACAGATAACCTTGGTGCTGATGCTCTTGGTTCTTCTTCATCAACCAGTAGTAGTGGACAGACAACCTCATTTACAAGAAACCACGGTAAGACCACCACAAAGCAACGAGTAGTTCCATCAAGAAGTGATAAGCCAGAAACTGACATATCGGGTAAGCTGTCAAAGGTATCTGCATATGCTCAGAAGCTATCGCAGAATATTACACAGATACATATCTATGGTGACTCTACTATTCAAGTTGGTGATATGATCGAATGCAGACTCCCTTCGGGTGTTGACACTTCTACAGATGATGGCATGAGCCGTCTGGACAGTGGATCATATCTTGTTGCTAAAGTCAGACATATTATTCTTAATGGTGATAGACCTCAATACACGCAGGCTCTTGAGTTAATCAAGAACGATATTCAAGGGGTTGTAACATGACTACGCAACAAATGGGCGAAGAGGGCTTTCGTTGGTTCCTTGGTATTGTCGAAAGCATAGAAGATCCTAAGCTACTTGGTAGAGTTAAAGTTCGTATCATAAACGAACATGATGCAAATATTGATACGGGTGATATTGATTGGGCCCATGTGATGATGCCATCAACCTCTGCTTGTGTGGATGGTGTGGGCGACTCCCCCAACCTTGCAATTGGTTCACGTGTAGTTGGATTCTATATGGATGGCAACGAGAAACAAATGCCAATGATTATGGGATCGTTTCCTACCATTCCTGGTAATGATACTAATAGACACTCCTTGTCCTGGCTCCACAGAGGCAAGAATGTAATTACCAAACAGCCTATTGGCCCCGAGCCTCCGACTGCATATGCTGCTCAATACCCATATAATAGAACAATTACCACAAGAGGTGGTCATGTAATTGAATTAGATGACACTCCTGAGAATATGCGTGTCCATATTTACCATAAATCAGGTTCGTATATTGAAATAAATAACGAAGGTAGAGTTGTAATTAAGTCTGTAGTAGATGGTTTCGATATTATAGATGGTACAAAGACAATCTTTACTACCAAAGACTTTGACGTAAAGTCGGGAGGTTCGATTACACTGGCTTCGGCAAACGGAGTTAAGGTAGGAGCTCCTGGTGGTATAGCTGTTACGCAGGGAAGTATTCATACGAGTGGTACTATAGGATCAACAGTAGGAGCATCTGGTGCCTTTACTACTGTTACTGGCCAGACAGTACATGTGCAAAACGGATTAGTGGTGTTGATAGACTAATGATTAATAAAAAACAGATCAAAGAGATTACTGATCAGATCAGATATACTAAAGACCCAGAAAGTCTGAAGTTGATTATTGCCGACCATGCGGGTAGTTTGAAAGACCTGACAGCGAGTGTGTCAAAGGTGCAGGCAGATATCCTAAAAGATATCCTACCAATCCTTTCACTTCCTAGTCCCACCCCACCATCAATTGTCAGTTGGTTGGGCAAGCTAGTGACAGCAACAGCTGCTCCTCAGCTTAAAGCTCAGGTTAAGATGACCATACAATTAGGTGAGCTTTCAGCTGCAATGAGTGATGTAGCTGCTGCTATAAAAGAAGCCCAGGCAGCTCTCAAGGATGTGACAGGCGACCTCAAGGATCTTGCAGATGACTTACAGGGAGAGCTTGGTGAGGTTATAAGTGGTCTTAATACAACTGCCTTGTCTTCTCTGGCTGATATTGGAACTGCTCAGACTTCGTTAAATACTATTGCAGGATCCACTATTAGTGATTTCGATACGTCATCTATCGCAAAGTTCAATGAAACAGCTTATGATGAAATTAATAACCTTGACACTAAAACAACCGAATTTCTAAAAACAGAGTTGGTATAAGGATTAATAAATGGCACGCGCCGACAGAATTACCGAACTAGCAGCCAAGGATGAGATCTATTCAGACTTCCTAGTCAATCTCAATCCACATCCTGTGTCTGGAATGCTGCTGCGTTTCGCCAATGAAAAAGCTGTCACAAGATCTATCCGTAATCTAATATTGACAAATAGAGGTGAGCGTCTATATCAACCCAATATTGGTTCAGACATTAGATCAATTCTATTTGAGCCAATGAGTTCGTTTACCTCCAATAACCTTAGTGTGTTCATACAAGAAACAATCGCCCAGTATGAGCCAAGAGCAAAGGTAATGCGAGTTAATGTTGTTGCTCAAGAAGAACAAAATCGTTATATTGTAACGATTGTTTATATGCTGATAAATAGACCAGATCCTATTTCGGTAAATGTCACACTGCAAAGAGTACGATAATGGCAGCTAATTCTTCAATTGTTCTATCTAATATTGACTTTGATACTCATAAGAACACTCTTAAGCAGTATCTGAGATCACAGACGCGTTTCCAAGACTACGACTTCGAAGGATCGAACATGAACGTTCTCCTCGATGTTCTGTCTTACAACACTTTCCACAATATGTTCTATCTGAACATGGTGGCTTCTGAGATGTTCTTGGACACGGCTCAGATCAGAGACTCTGTTGTATCTCACGCAAAAGAACTTAACTACACGCCGCGCTCATTCAAGTCTGCTGAGGCTAATGTTAATATTGTTGTCACTACTTCAGATACTACAAAGAGAACTATCCCTGTTGCTCGTGGGACTACATTCACATCACGGTATAGTAACAGAAACTTTACTTTTACGGTTAACGAAAATACTGTAATCTCTGACTATATTATTAATCCCAACAACACAATTACATTCACAGGGTCGAATATTTCTCTTTATGAAGGGTATTTCATTAACGATACCTTTACCTATACAGCCGATACTACTCAGAGATTTATCATCACAAATAGAAATGTTGATATCTCATCTATTGCCGTAACAGTAATCGAAGATGTCGGTGCAACTATTCAGACATACACAAGAGCATCTTCACTATTCAATATCGATAGTGCCTCTAAGGTGTTCTTTGTTCAGCCATGTGAGAATGATTCATATGAAATTGTATTCGGAGATGGAACCACAGGACGCACTCCAAAGGACAATTCTGTAATATCTGTTGAATATAGAATCTCCAATGGTCAGCTACCTAACGGTGCTAATGTGTTCCGTGCCGATACCACCATTGACAATGAAACGAATATCGTTGTGACGGTTAACTCACCTGCATCTCTTGGTTCTGTTTCTGAAACTATTGACGAGATCAAGTACAATGCTCCTCGCCACTTCACTACACAAGAGAGAGCCGTCACTACAGAAGACTATGAAAATCTACTCAAGCTAAACTTCACTGAAGTCAATGCTGTCTCTGCCTATGGTGGCGAGGATCTTAATCCACCACAATTTGGTAAGGTGTTTGTTGCTGTTGACCTCAAAGAAGTAGACGGTATTCCTGAAATTAAAAAGGACGAATACTACAGGTTCCTGAAGCCGAGATCTCCTGTCTCCATTGATCCAGTGTTCGTAGATCCAGGATACACCTATATTGGTGTAACGTCAACAGTTAAATATAATATTAATGTTACCAAGCTATCGGCACAGGACATTAAGACTCTTGTTGTGTCTTCTATCACAAGGTATGCGCTAGATAACCTTAACAACTTTAACAGAGTGTTTAGATATTCTAACGTTGTAGAAGCTATCGATAATACTCAGCAAGCTATTATTTCAAACGAAACATCTATCAAAGTAATTAAGGTAATCACACCAACGTTGGGTGTTGACAACATATTTACTGTAGACTTCCAGATTCCTCTCGATACAACACAGTCCTCTGCCCGTGGCGGCTATGCTATAACTTCTTCACGATTCATCTATAATGGATCGAGGGCAACTCTACAAGATAGCGGCAACGGTGTTTTAAATATTGTGTCAGGATCAGGAGCAGTTATTATTGATGTCGGCGCCGTAGACTATGAAACAGGGCTTGTGCAGATATCTAAATTTAATGTTTCTCAGTACGATGGGGCTGGTATTAAGATCCGGGCTGAGCCAAGAAACAAAGACATTCAGGTTGTTAATAATGTTATCTTGAATATTATCGATGATGATATTGATGTAAACGTTCTGGCTGTGAGTCAATAACAAATGAGAGAGATCCAAGCAAAGATTGCCCCACTTATCAAAAATCTTTTTCCTTCATTCTATTTGGATGAAGGTGAGGACTTTGTTGCGTTCGTTGAGGCATACTATGAGTGGCTTGAATCAAACCACCAAC